ACCAGATGCGTACTTCGCCGATTTTGATGGCATAGGAAATGCGGGACGTCTCTCTGTGGCGGGACTGCAACCAGATTCGATTTTCACCAGACCCCCTGCGCGCCGGTTATCCCTGGTGCCGAGCGTCCTCGCAGCCGCGGAAAGTCAGTTTCGCACCGGACTCCCCGCTGGAGCAAGCGGGATTCGAACCGCCGGTCCCGCGTAAGACCATGTATTTGCGAACAGCCTTCTTCACCTCTCGTGCTGTGTGCTGGTTCAGCCGAAAGGCTGAGCGCCGGAGGGGTAATGGCATGCTGGTAATGTTCGACGTCACCGACCCGTGAAGGTTACACACCATGACCAAGGCTGAGGATAAAGGGGGAAGTTATCGACCTCATGGGACTGTTCGCGCTGGGTGAGGATTTCGTGCGTGCCGGCAGTCGAAGCGTTGGTCCAGGCGGCGCTCGAGGCGGAGACGACCGAAGCGATCGGCGCCGCCAAGGGCGAGCGCAGCGAGACCCGGCTGTCGCACCGCAGCGGCTACTACAGCCGTTCGCTAATCATCCGGGTTGGCACGTGCGGTTGCGGGTGCCGCAGGATCCGACACACCAATGCGTGAGGCCGGATCTTTTGGACCTGCGCGCAACGGCGAAGCCTTACTGTCCGCTTCGAGATGCGACGGCGAAGCCTCCCATTGGCCGCCAAGAAGCAAAAGGTCGTATCATCGCAATGCTTTGTCCGCCGGCAAATCTCGCGATTGCAGTTTGTGTCAGGGGAGAATTGTCGTACTTGTCGTGACCTAACTCGAGTATCGCTCAGCGCTTAAGCCAGTGCTTGGACCGGAGGTGGCCCTCCAAGAATCTATCGATTATCGTATTTCTTGCGAGCGGCAAGGTAGATGTCTTGCAGGCTGGGCGTTTTCTCCGCGTCAGGCGTCGTCGGCGCGTTTCCGGCGATTTGCTCAAGCGTCTCACCCCCCGCCAGGCGGCGCATGAGCTCGTAGTGGCCCCAGCTCTTCATTTGCGGATTGAGCATTTCAAGAGCGCCACTACAGGCGTCGGCCTCGTCGTCATGGGCAAGATCAGGGAAGCCTTCGAGCACGCGAAAAAGGTCCTCGTTCCAGGGACCACGCAGAATCTTCACATTGCCGGCGCGGCACTGCGAGCTGAATGGCCCAAACCTTGTGAGCTTGTCGCCACTTTCGGGGACCGGCCTTACCGTGAAGCCACTGAGTGCGCGCACCAGGTGATGCGCTTGGCTCTTACCGGCCTGTCCCGGATCCTTGCCAAAACCGATCCGCACCCGCTTGCCGTCCCGGGCCGCGGTTTCGAGCAGCAGTCTCTCAACATCCCCCGGGTTCGCCCGCTCGCGCACCACATCGAGCAGCCAGTATCCACGCTTGTCATCGCAGCCGAGCTTTACGCCGACGGTCCAATCCGGGTCATTGAGCTCGGTCTTTTCGGTCGCCGCCAAATCCCAATAACGCACGACCTCGAGATCCGCCGGGGCCTGGTCGACGACGGCACACCACTCCCGCTTGAAATACAGCCCGGCCGCCGGCCGGATCTTCCAATTGCCGCCGAGCAGCCGCTCGCGCTCTAGCACTGGCAGCGACTGCAACCAGCGGAGGTATTCCGGGTTGACCTGCAACAGCGCCGGATTGTCGAACACCTTGGCCGGGATAAAGGTGACGCTGATCGGACGCAGCGGGTCGGCGCCGGGCGGCAGATCCTGCCGACGTGTCATCTGGTGCATCAACTCTTCCGGTCGATCGGCCCATACGGTCTTTTCCGCGACGCGAATGAAATAGCGCAAAGCGCCGGCACGCTCCGGGATCGGAAGCCCGGTCTCCTGATCGATCCACCAGGCTAGGAAGTCGGCGACCCAGCTGTCGGCATCGGGGTTGCAGGTCGCGCGGATGTACGGCCGGACACCGCAGGTCGAGCGGTTGCGGCTCAGTAAATAGTAGAATTGATGTGCGGTGAAATGGGTCAGCTCGTCAAAGCAGATCAGCGCGATTTGGGCGCCCTGCCAGTGATAGACTGTACTGTCCAACTGGAGATGGGAAAATTTGATTTTGCCGCCTCGTGGCCAGCGCCATTCGTGGGCGCGGTGGTGCGGGATGCCACCGAACCGCGGATAGAAGTTCAGGCTCTCGTCCCACAATCCGCCGGGATTGGTGATTTCGGGCGTCGTGCGGCGGAAGAACACCGCAGTATACCCCAGCACCTGGCTGACATATCGCAGTGGCTCCAGGATCAGTCCGACGGTTTTCCCGCCACCCGCTGCACCGCCATATATGCAGATATCGGCCGCTGTTCGCAGGAACTCGGTCTGTGGTCCGGGTAGCGGCGAGATTGTGGCGCGGGGCGACAACAACATTTCACGTACCGTTTGTGGATCTACCGAGCAGATCATAGCCGTCGTCGGGGCAAATGGTCGCGATGCCTTCACTCGGCACCAATCTGCCCTCATCGCCAGGCAAGCTTATCGGCGCGATCATCGCGGCCGATGCCGCCGTTTTCTGGCAAAGAACTTCTGTTGCGCATCGCGCAGCTCAGCCGTCAGCTCGTGATCTCGACAGTTGTCGGGCAGCACCAAGATCTCGGAATGCGGCGCGCCGTCCGCAGCTGGAGCAGCCTCGTCCGCGGCTGTCCGCTCGCGCCAATGCGCCCGCGTCTTCAGCCAGAAAATTATCGCTGCGATGTTGCCTGCCTTGGCGAGAGCAAACAAATAGCCGGCGACTGTCGCATTAGCTTCGGCAATCCCGCGATCGAGCTCATCGCGCAGCCGCGTGCGCAAGGTCTTGGCTGAACAACCGACGATCCTGGCAATGTCGTCCTGACGAACACCGATCCCAGCCAAATGGCGCACGCGCTCGCGCATCGCATCATTCACTGCAAATGCTTTTCTCGCCATGTGCTGCTCCTGGGTGAGGGTGTTGCTGTCGAGTGGTGCGCTCGTCGAAGGACTGACCCGAGGCGTGATGCAACGCATTGCGCCCGGTGAACAGCTGCCAACGTCGCACGATGACATCGACATAGGCGGGATTGAGCTCGAGGCCGTAACAGACCCGGCCGGTCATTTCGGCGGCGACAACACTCGTGCCCGACCCGAGAAAGGGATCGTACACCGCCTCGCCGGGCCGACTGTTGTTGACGATCGGCCGACGCATGCATTCGACCGGCTTCTGGGTGCCGTGCCCCCAACTTTCCTCGCGTTGGCGGTTGCCAAACGGGTTATTATTCGCGATTTCCCAGACCGTGGTCTGGGTGCGGTCCCCTTGCCAGTGGCTGGCCTTGCCTGCACGTACGGCATATAAGCAGGTTTCGTGCTGCCAATGATAATCACCGCGGCCCAGTGTAAAGTGCTGTTTGGCCCAAATGATCTGGGCACGAGGCTGGAACCCGCAGTCGGCGAGATTGGCGGCGACGATGTCGCTGTGCAAGGCGCCATGCCAGACATAGGCGACACTTCCCACGAACAGCGCGTAGGCTTCCCGCCAGTCGGCGCGATCATCGTTGAGTACTATCCCCTGCGCGAGCCTGCCGCGGCTTAGCTTGCGTTGCGCCCGCCACGACGGCTGGTAGTCGACGCCGTAGGGCGGATCGGCGATCATCAGGTGAGGTTTGCCTCCGGCCAACACTCGCGCCACATCAGCCGCGTTGGTACTGTCGCCGCAACCAACCCGATGCTCGCCCAACAGCCATACGTCGCCGGGCTGAGTAACCGGTTGCCGTGGTACCTCCGGAACACTATCGGGGTCGGTCAGAGCGTTCGATCCTAAACCCTTAAGGATGGCTTCGAGCTCATCCGGCCGAAAACCAATCAGACCGAGATCGAAATCGGCAAATCCAAGCTCCTGGAGCTCGCTGCGCAGCAGATCAGGATCCCAAGCCGCCCGCGCCGCCAGCTGATTATCGGCCAGGCGATAGGCCCGTTTTTCGTCCTCGGTCCAGCCGCGTGCGACGATCACTGGAACCGATGTCACCCCCGCTCTTGGCGCAGCCGCCACGCGACCGTGCCCGGCAATGAGCACGCCCTCCTCGTCGACCAGCACAGGGTTGGTCCAACCCCATTTGCCGATCGCGGCGGCGATTTTGTCGAGGTCGGCCGCGCTATGCAGCCGGGCGTTGTTGGCGTAGGGCGTCAATCGTTCAATCGGCCAGCGTTCGACCTGGTCCGCCGGCCACGGACGCATCGCCGCACCCGGATCGGATTGCGTCGACAACTTTTTTTGAACAGTCTCATTGTCTAAGGCCATTTTGACAAAATATCCTATTTAGCACCGTCGCCAGCGGCGGCTCCCGATCCCGGTGCGGCCCGCTTCGGCGCTCAAAAACCGAGGGCAGTTGGCAGGACAACGCGCCACCGCGCATCCCGATCAACTGATAACCGGGGGGCTTACATCATATTATCACAATTGGCAAGATAAATATTTAACTCGGCAATTCCGCCCGGATCCTATCCTGGCGGGCGCGACTTGCCGCTCAAAACACCCTCGCACGGTATCGCGGCTTACCCAGACTAGATTGCCCGAGCTCGGCAAAGAAGCGCGTGGCCATTGCCAGCGCTGCGACCGGTATTGGGCCGAAGGCCTTGGGGTGATCGTCAACTGGCCCAGGCATTCCGAACGCTAGGGCCTATGACCGGAGCTTGATTGTCGTGGACATCGCTGTCGAGCCGCGGTAAATTGCGTGACCTCGAAGAGGCCGTTAAGTGGCTGAATTTAAACTGTATTTGATCCAATCCGTTGGCCGCCGTTCTTTTTTATAGACGGTAAATTGAATCGGCCGAGCAATCGATCATTGATGAAAAGCCCTGCCTTTGCAGGGGTCTAACAGCGCTACCGCCGCCCACGCAAGGCGGGACTAATCGGTACTGTTAATCGACGGATTTGCAAGCGTAACCCGCTTACCAAGCGCCAGAATCTCTCTCGAATCCGATTTCTGAGACGAGTTCGCTCGTGACTGTTTCCTCCAGCGGGGAGTCGGACGAACCTCCGAATCCGGCCAGATAGGGGGTCGGTCCAGTCAG